ACTAAATTATGGTTTTTTTTTTGATTTTTAAATGGTTCACGTAACTATCCTCAATAATTTTCCACTTACCTAATGGACATGAGCCATATTCATTTGTAAATATTTTTTCATTTATTGGGCACCCACAAGGGCCGCAATAATGCAACCATTCTTTGTTATGTATCCCTTCTTTTCTAAATTCACATTTTAAACAAAAATCGAGTCTTTCTTTTGCTAATTTTAATCCGGTCTCATCGGGATTAAAAGTTATTATACCTAAATTAATAATTTCTATAGGATCGAATTTCATCAAATTAACGTTTTTTTATTCCCATCCAATAAATTAATATTCCCTGCTACCGATATTCTTTCAACCCCATCACTAAAAAATGGTGAAACATAGTGAGTTAAGTATGATGGAAAAATAAACATTTCTCCGTTTGATGGTAAATGTGATATTTGTGTTATTGGTGAGATAAAAGAATTAACAATATTAATAAATTGATTATTATTTAGTTCATTTTTTTTTATATTTTGACCATACATAAAAGATATACTACCATTTTTAAACCCCCTCTCAATGCTTGGCTCCGATTTAATTTTTTCAGGTATGTCTACATATATAACAAATGAAATGTCTGAGGAATGAAAATGTGGTGAGTTAAAATCTTTAGTTTTTTGAAAATTGATCCATAAATCTTCAAGATGATATTTGAAATTGTAATTTGGTTGTTTTCTGTGTTTCCCAATTTCATTAATATAATTCTCAATAAATACAAAAATTCTATCCTTAAAATAGGAAACATTTTCTGAACTATACTTAAATGAGGAATTAAAAGATATTGATTTTATTTTTTCATTAATTAGTTGTTCATTTTTACCAACCAATAATAGTTCTTCACATAATTGCATATCGACATTAACGCTCATCAATTCTGGACCAAAATTATACTTTTTAAATTCCATTATATTAATGTTTTTTTATGATTTTCAATCTTCTTTAATTTTAACCAACTAACTAACGAATATCTAGTACCCGATTCTATTGGCATTACTCTATGAAAGACGTTCGACGGGAAAATATATAAATTACCGGCACCAAATTCCATTTTAGTTTGTTTATTATTTATTATCAATTCAAAATCACCCCCAGTGTAATTTTCATTTAATTGGATTACAATAGTATAGAATCTATCCTTAAATATTGTGTCATTAGAGTCTATGTGCCAATCAAAATAATCTCCCACATTATATTTTGTAAATTGAAATGTTTCAATAGAGGGTTCAAAACCTTTTATTTTAACTTTTTCCATTACTTTTGAAAGCGTTATATTATTAATATGTCCTAGGTCATCAATAAATGCAACCTTTGATTTTCGAGTTTCTTTTTTATTTAATTTAATAAGCTCAATTTCGGAATATGTTTCAGCGTCTAACAAATCAAGTTCATCTAAACATTTTTTTATTATCGCCCCACATTCTTCTTTAGGTAAAAATTCAGTAATGGTGTATATATTATTGATCATTTTATTTTTTTAACCCGAATTTTATCCATTTATACCAAACCCTTTCATGTAAAAAATATATAATTGGTTTTAATACAAGTTCACCTAAACCAACCATACCAGCCCACTTTAATGGTAGTCCAGCAGATACTGTTAAGATTATTGTAGTTAAAGTACCTACAAATCTGTAACTAATACTTTTAGCTATGTGTCGTTTTACCTGTGGCATCTATTTCTCCTTTTCTAATTTTAGTTCCGCTTATTTCAGCAATTTCTGTAGGTGGTTCGTGGTATATTACTTCATACCCAACACCCCTACCATAATTAACAGATTCAATATCTGGGATAATAGATATCATGATCTTATCCCAATTATTTTGAAAGAATGGTTCGTTTTGTAACATGAATAACACTTCTTGTGCTGTTTTGGGGTTATTTTCATCAACTTGCACATCTCTAATTGCTACCCAAACGTTTTTCCCTTTGTTTAATTGTTGGTTAATCAACCATTCGTGTCCAGCATGCCAATTTTGCCATCTCCCAATGTAAATTGCATATTTTTTCATGGTAATATAATATTAAGTAATTTATTAGTGGTTTCTTCTATTGTTTGATTTGTGGTATCTAGATCCAAATAATTTTCAGTAGGTGGATCATAGTCATTAACTGCAAAATGTTCTCTACCTCTAATTTCGGTGGTGTAAACATAAATTTCTGTAACCTGATTTTCAGATTTAAAGTTTTCTCTTTGATCTTTATAGGGAGAAACTAATGAAACAACAACCGAATACCCCTTGATACTCAAGAACTTAGCAATATCCTGTGCTCTTTCGATGTTTTTACGCCTACCTGCTTCGGAATAATCTTTATTTTTAAAAATATCACGTAGATCATCACCGTCAATATGAACGGTAGTTTCGGCTGGAAGATGTTTTATTAATTCTAACGCTAAGGTTGTTTTCCCTGATCCGGGTTGACCTGTAAACCAATATATCATACATATAATATAATGGTTTTTTTTGAAAAAACAAAATTAAATCATACCTCTATTATAGAACCTAAAACCAGTTACCTTTTCATATAATTTTTCACCCGGAGATAGGTTTGGTAACCCCAAATTCAAATCTTGGTTTTTAATTCTAAAATGTTCATTGATTTTATATAACCAATCAACACCAAAATTATGTGCTATTTGACCAATAACAAGACATTGAATTATCGGTGACCATTTGTGATGGCTTAAATGCCATATACCACCAAAATCATGATTAAAAAAGTTCTTTAAATCGTATAAACTTTCTATTGTATGCTCATTTCTTCTTAGATCAACACCACCACAACAATCACAAGTGAAATTTTTATCTAAATGGTTTTTAAAAGTTAATGGAAATGTAAAATCGTTTTCAAGATAGGTGCCACTTTTACGTTCTTGTAATATCTGGAAAAACCACTTATCACATAAAAACGCTTCGTTATTTTTAATGCTATTATAATAATCATCACTTATCTCCATCAAATTTAGATGTATCATAAGTTGTTCCACATAGCAAGCCCCATAACCTTTATCATAGGAATCTATTTTTTCTTTGTTCTTATAATAATGATCTAATGATCTTTCGGTAGCTTCAGCGAATAATTCATAATCATTAACACATAATAAATTCATATTAGGTATTTCCCCCACAAAGAAATTTTTAATTTTATTTTCACTGTGTTGATCTTTAAAATCATTAAACGGAAACCCATATGCATTCATTGAGCTAATTAAATAATCATTGAATCCTTTGGGGGTTGTATTGGGACCCAGATCTGGAAAGTCCTTATGTGCATAAATGACTGGTAGATCAGATTTGAAATCTATTTTTTTAGTTAACATTGTATCAATATCAATATGTAAAAATCTTTCAGACATCGCTTTAAAGACTTTCATTTTAACAACACTAAACGTATTTACATCTGTTTTTGATAAAACATCAACATCAATGTTCTCATATGGTATCCCAATTTCTTGAATTTGTTTGGCTATAGTTTCATTGGTATATAATGAAATCTTCCCGTAGTTCTTATTTGTAAAAAGAGTACTTAAGACCTGTGAATATATCATTTCTTTCCATATGATTTGGGTATATGGTATATCTAAATTAAAATTGCTTGGTATGTAGCTATGGACAATCTTCATTAAATTATTTTTTTATTAAATTTATCAATTTCTTTTTTATATTCATCAACCTTATATTTTCTATATTCTTCGTTAAGTTTTAATGCGTGTTTATTAAACCATACATGTTCATAATTTAAATTTTCAACGTGGTCTATTCTGTTGGGGTCTTTCAACCAAAATAAAGCTTTACCTGGTGCTGGTGCATCACCTATAGTGTGTGATTCAGAATATGACATATATATATTATTCTCAATACTCTCCACTTTAGCGTTTAACTTTCTAATAGCATAACCTAGTATTCCTTGATCTGCAATTAACCATAACCATTCTGGAATATACTCATATTCTCTTGTGATTATATCTAAATGTCTTCTTAAATAATCGTCCCTTAATGACTCACTATTCATAAAAATAAATGATGTATTTGGTATAAACATGTTTTGATTAAAATCTTCAATTCCACCAATTCTATTAATTTGATTTTCAAAAACAAAAAACTCGCCTCTTTGAATTTCCCATTGTGTATGAACCAAATCGTAATTCCACACCCAACTAGGCATTTCACTTCTAACAATGAAATCTAAATCTAGAAATAGATATGGTACTGGCTCTTTACCCATAACAATAGATTTACCGGTAGTCCAAAATCTACCCGGTTCAATGTATGAGTATTCTTTATTGAATGTTTCTAAAACATCCGTATCTACTTCATCCCATAATCCCAACATTCCTTTTTTCTTATAAAATTCATACCCAATATTATCAGTATACAATTTTGTTACCCCCACATACTTTTTCGCGTTTCTTACTGCTAATTCCTGTATAACTAATTCATAATCAACAATATCATATTCATCGTCGGGTAAATCAAACATCTTCATTCTATTATAC